GGTCCGATGGGAACAAGCGTTAAAGTGGAAGCTCTTCCTGCCAAGCGAGCGGAGGAGCTTTTTTGCTGAGTTCGTGGTGGACGGGCTCCTCCGTGGCGACATCAAAAGCCGGTATGAAGCCTATGCGATCGCCCGGCAAAACGGCTGGATGAGCGCCGACGACATCCGGGAGCTGGAGAACATGAACCCGCTCCCCGACGGACAAGGCCAGATTTACCTGGTCAACGGCAACATGATTCCGGTGGATCAGGCGAAGAAGCCGGAGCCGGAAGCGGCTCCCATGCGCTCCGAACGCCGCGCACTGGACCGGGAAGAACGTGCCATCCGCTCAGCCAACCGCCGGCGACAGCTTGCACAGGCACACAAACGCTTATTCCTGGATGCGATGGCCCGTGTGGTCAAGCGGGAGGTTCAGGATGTTGGCCGGCAGGCGAAAAAGCTGCTTCAACGACGGGATGCTCGCTCCTTCAGCGATTGGCTGGAGGAGTTTTATCGGGATCATCCGGAGTTTGTCCGGAAAAACCTGACCCCGGTGTTTATGGCCTACGCGGAAGCGCTGGTGATGGAAGTAGCGGAGGAAATCGGGATCGACCCCCGCATGACGCCGGAGCTGGAAGAATTTGTGGCGGCGTACATCACCAACTTTGTTACCCGGTATGCCGGCGCTTCTCTGAACCAACTGCTTGCCTTGATCCGGGAAAACGTGGAAGAGGATCTGCTTGCCGTCATCGAGCAGCGACTGACCGAGTGGCAGGAGACTCGACCGGAGAAGGTCGCCACCCGGGAAACCAACCAGTTCAACAACGCGGTGGCACTGGCCGTGTACAGTATGGGCGGTGTGCTGGTTAAACGGTGGGTCACGGTCGGCAAAAACTGTCCATATTGCCGGAGCCTGAACGGCAAGGTAGTTGGCTTGGATAGCACCTTCATCCCGGAAGGCGATTACAAGCCGGACGGGGCGGATACCCCGCTGAACATCCGGGGGACCATCAAACATCCGCCGATTCACCAGGGATGTGACTGCCTAATTGTAGCCGGTTAAGGAGGTGAGACGATGAAAATTGAGCGCAGGGCCTTTCCGCTTACGGAGATTCGGATGGTGGATGAGGATACCACACCGAAGATCACCGGTTACGCCGCCGTCTTCAACGAGCTTTCCGAGGACTTGGGTGGCTTCCGGGAAAAGATCGCGCCGGGGGCATTCAGCAAGACGCTCCAAACAGCCGATGTCCGTGCTCTCTGGAACCATGACCCCAATTTTGTCCTCGGTCGCAACAAAAGCGGCACACTCAGCCTACGAGAGGATGAACGGGGGTTGAGGATCGAGATTACCCCGCCGGATACCCAATGGGCAAAGGATCTCATTACCTCCATGAAGCGGGGCGATATAGATCAAATGTCTTTTGGATTCCGGACGGTGGCAGACGAATGGGAGACGCAGGGCAAGGAGAACATCCGGACGCTCAAGGAAGTGGAGCTGTTTGATGTCTCCATCGTCACCTACCCGGCCTATCCGCAAACGACGGTTCAGGCTCGCTCTTGGGACCCTGACGGGGCGATGGATACAGCGGAGTTTAACCGCCTGATGATCCGGTTGCGCCACGGCCTGCCGCTTACGGACCAGGACCGGACGGCCATCCGATCTTGGCGGGACTTCCTGGATCGCCATCTCCCGGGCGAAACCCGGGCGGCGTCCGGATCGACCGACCTTCCGCTGGCCAGCCGCGACCGGGAATGGGATGCCGATGCGGCAGTGTCCCGCGTCCGACAGTGGGCTGGCGGGCCGGACAAAGAGTCGATCAACTGGTCGAAGTACCGACAAGCGTTTTTTTGGTATGACGAAAGCGACCCCGAAAACTTTGGTTCATATAAACTGCCCTTTGCGGATGTCATTGATGGTCGTCTGATGGCCATTCCCCGGGCGATCTTTGCCGCTGCCGCCGCCATCCAAGGCGCTCGCGGCGGTGTGTCCATCCCATCGGAGGATGTGGACGCCGTGAAGCGGCGGATTGCGGCTTATTACCGCAAGATGGACGAGACTCCCCCGTGGGAGGAGGAGTCTTCCGAACGACATGCCAAGGATGAGCAGGTGCCTTCCTTGGCATCCGAAGCAGACCAGTCTCCGCAGGTGCGGAACATGGCGACGCTTCGACGCAAAATGGAGCTTTTGAAAAGGAAATTCATAGGGAGGTATGAAGAAGATGCGAGATATTCTGGAACTGCGCCGGAAACGCGCCAACCTATGGCATGAAGCCAAGGAAATCCTGAACAAATACGACAACGAGGCGCGCTGGGCCGGCGAAGATGAGCAGAAGTTTGACCGTCTGATGGAAGAGATCGACCAACTGGACAAGCGGATCGAGCGCGAAGAACGGCTCTATGAGCGCAAAAAAGAGGAGGAATCCGCCGAGGAGCCGATCCGTCCGGCTGTTGAGCAGCGGGACAAGCCGTCTGATGAAGAGTATCGGGAAGCGTTCAGCACCTACCTGCGCTATGGTGTGTCCGGTCTGAAACCGGAACAGCGCAACCTGCTGGCTCAGAACTTTGTGGAGGCCCGTGCGCTGTCCGCCGTGACGGGTGCATCCGGTGGATACACCGTGCCGGAGAGCTTCTACAACCAACTGATTGACAATATGAAGTGGTACGGTGGGATGCGTCAGGCCCGGACGACCATCATCCGGACCTCCAGCGGGAACAACCTCCCGATCCCGACCGCTGACGACACCGGGAACGTGGGTGCTATTGTCGATGAGAACACCCAGGTGGCGGAACAAGATACGACCTTCGGGCAAAAGAACTTGGGGGCGTATATGTACACCTCCAAGATCATCCGTGTCCCGTACCAGCTCCTGCAAGACTCCGCCTTTGATATTGAGGCGTGGCTCCGTCAGAAGCTGGCCGAGCGGATTGGTCGCATCACCAACCAGCATTTCACCACCGGTACGGGTACGGGTGAACCGCAAGGCGTGGTGACTGGAGCGTCGGAGGGCAAGGTGGGCGCATCCGGCCAGACGACCTCCGTCACCTACGACGACCTGGTGGATCTGGAGCATTCCGTGGATCCGGCCTACCGTCGGATGGCTGAATGGATGTTCCATGACTCCACCTTGAAGGCGATCAAGAAGCTGAAAGATTCCGAGGGTCGCCCGCTCTGGGCTCCGGGAATTGCTGTCCGTGAACCGAACACCATTTTGGGATACCCCTATGTCGTGAACAACGACATGCCAGTGATGGCCGCAGATGCGAAGTCCATCCTGTTCGGCGACTTCTCCAACTACTTCATCCGGGACGTGCTGGGCGTCCAGCTCCTGCGCCTGGAAGAGCGTTATGCCGACTACCTGCAGGTCGGATTCCTCGCCTTCTCCCGCCACGACGGTGTACTGGCCGATGCTGGCGCTGGCCCGATCCGTTACTATCAAAACAGCTCGACCTAATACTTGGTGGGCTGTTTTCTTTTGGTGTGGGTCGGGGTTGTCCCGGCCCCATCTTCTTTGTAGGAGGTGGCATGAGTGAAAAAACGGGTGAAGATGCTTACCAGTATGGCCGCGCCGGACTGGTCCGTCGTTCCCGGAGACATCATGGAAGTGACTGCGGAGGTGGCCGATGCCTGGGCAAAAGCTGGGATTGCTCAATTGATTGATAGAGACGTGGAAACCGCCACCGACGAGAAGAGGGAGACGGCGGCCAAACGGGTGAGAAAGCGGGGGTCGTAAATGAGCCTGACCATCGTTACCCCGCCGGCGGAAGAACCGGTCACGCTGACCGAGGCCAAAAACCATCTCCGTGTTGATCTGTCCGACGATGACTCCCTGATTTCCGCTCTGATCGTGGCCGCCCGTGAACATGCGGAGGCGATTACCCGCCGGGCGTTCATCACCCAGACACTGAAACTGAGTCTGGACGCTTTCCCGGCAACAACGGTCCGATCTATGTCCCCATGCCGCCCCTGCAGTCGGTGAACAGCTTGAAATACTTCGACACGGACGGAGTGGAGCAAACCCTGACCGAGGGGACGGATTTCCTGGTGGACAACGAATCGGAGCCGGGCCGGATCACCCCCGCCCCGGATACCGGTTGGCCTGCCACTCAAAACCGGCCAAATGCTGTTTCTGTGGAGTTTGTCGCAGGATTTGGCGATGCCTCCAAGGTCCCGCAGGGCATCAAACAGGCCATTCTCCTGATGGTGGGTCACTGGTATGAGAACCGGGAAGCGGTCACAATGCAGGGGAATAACGCCGGGGAGCTGCCGATGGCGGTGGATTCCCTGCTGATGATGCACCGGATATGGAGGTTTGTCTGATGGAAGCGGGACGGTTGCGCCACCGGGTGAAACTCCAACGATATGACCGGGTGTCA